ACCAGAATGAGGATATTTTTCATTATTATACTTGTAATAAACTAATTGTTTAGTCTCATACCAATCTCCATTAAAATCTTTTGGTAGATACCACGGTACGTCTCTTTTACAAACTTCAGATGTGGGTGAATTTACACTTAAGTCATTATCTTCTACTATAAAAGTAATAGGTAGATCAAACTGCACAGCGTATCTAAACGCTTCGTTAAATGCACCGGTTTCGGCGCTCATGTCGCCCATCCAACACCATACTCTTGAATTGAGATTTCTATACTTAATTGCGCCTGCTATTCCGGTAGCTATGCTTTGAATTCCACCAACTATACTAGAACATACAATTTTATGATCTTTTAAATTCAATACCATACTTTTTCCTGCAACTATACGGTCAATTAATAGTTGTTCAGGTACGCCCTTTAACAGACATTGATAATGATTTCTCCATGTACAACATACCCAGTCGTTTTCAATATCAATTTGATCAAATACCTTCTTAATTTGGGTTTCGTTACCATGGTAAAGATGGATTGGTGCACGTATTTGTTTATTGTTATATAAGGACGCAATCTTACTTTCAAATTCAATTAGATTTTGTTCGTTCATGTTATGTTTGGTATTTGTATCTTAAAAATTTATAGTCAAATATTTATGAGGGGCAATGCATCTCTATAAAGTTTTATTTCCAATAGTTGGGGTGACTGACGGGACTTGAACCCGCAACGACTGGAATCACAATCCAGGGATCTACCAATTGATCTACAGTCACCATTGGAGTAGCGGGTGGGATTTGAACCCACGGTTATAAAGAGTTTTGCAGACTCTCGCGTTAGACCTCTCCGCCACCGCTACATGATTATGGTAGGACCAGGTGGATTTGAACCACCGACCCCCACCTTATCAGGGTGGTGCTCTAACCAACTGAGCTACGGTCCTATTAAAAAACGATTATATTATATATTGATTAGATAGTCAATCGTCTTTGGGTTGAGCAAGTTTGAGTCCGCCAATGAGGCCTACAAATGCTCCAACAATAGTACTGAAAGCTGGACCTATGACAGAAAATATTTCTTTGTTGTCTACTCTTGAATCAAACAGACCTACTAGCATAGCTATAACTACAGCAATTAGAATTGTGCCTAATATTATAACAACTACTTTAATGATCCAATTTATTAAATTTGTGTCGCTCATACCAGTATTTATACAAAAACTGGTGGAGCATCCTGGGATCGAACCAGGCGTGCCCGAAGGCGGCGGATTTACAGTCCGCTACATCACCATTGATGCTTCTGCTCCAACTAATCTATAGTATAAACGCTATTTAAATAAAGGTCAAGCTTCAGGAGTTATTGTTTATTGTACTTTTGAGGACAGTGCCAAGATTTCCAATATCTGTACTTTGACGGCGGATGGACTTTTTGTTGATCGTCATATCCGACTGCAGGGCGGCAACCATATCATACAACTGATTTAACTTTGATTCAAGCATCTCAATCTTTTTTTCTGTTGTGTTTGATTTATTATGCTCTATCTTAGGAGCAGTTGGATCATTCTTATACATTGTCGATTTTAGCATGTTATTTCCTTAATTAGTAGACCGTTTAACTTTATCCCAATACCCACAGAACCAGTACTGCTTTATGTGATATTATAACACTATTTAATGTAAGTTAAATATGTGCATGTCCGTTGAATGTTGGTGTGGGAAAACTTTAAACAAAGACAAGTACTGTGACGGTTCGCACTCCCTCACACCTGAACAATATGTTACTATGAAAAATCGCATTGCTAAAAGGCAACGACGAGTTACTAATGAATGTTATTGCGGAAAGTCCAAACATCCTAAAAACAGATGTGATGGATCACATCAATTTCTTTCCGAAGCTGAAAGAACCGCAATGACAGAAAAAATTAAAAAAATCAGATTAGGAGAATAAATTGGTAGCGGAGCTGGGAGTTGAACCCAGTTTTCAAGGTTATGAGCCTAGCGTAGTGCCGTTCTACTACCCCGCAACAAAATTGGTGCTCTCAGTCTGATTTGAACAGACGACCTATCGCTTACTAGGCGATTGCTCTAGACCAACTGAGCTATGAGAGCATTTATATACCTATTAAGCGGTGCGCTTGATCAAGTGATATCCAAATTGTGTCTGCACTGGATCACTTACCTTTCCAACTGCTGTAGCACGGGCAGCGTCATCAAATGGTTGTACCATCTGCCCAGGACCAAACAACCCTAGATTACCGCCCTGACGGCTGCTGGGACACTTACTGTGTTTAGCAGCCAATTCTTCAAAACTTGCACCTTGATCAATTCTCTGCTTAAGACTTGCGGCTTCAGCCAAAGTAGGCACTAAAATATGACTTGCTCCAATCTTCATAAATCTCCTTTGTGTAAAATTATTTAATTGTAATAAAATATGGTGGAGGATACAGGACTCGAACCTGCCACCTTGACCTTGCAAAGGTCCTGCTCTACCAGATGAGCTAATCCCCCGTGTTTTTATTTAACAGACTTATTATATCACCATCAAAAATGCAATGCAAGTCCTAATAACGTGACATTTGTTCTAGTTTCCCGTTCTTTCTTATATTTTTGTTGAATGGTCAAATCTACATTTGGTGATAGTTTGCATGATAATCCTGCAATGTTAGAGATGTAGTAGTCATCTCCAATAGACTTCTTTTCCCAACCTCTTTCAATTAAAAGCTTATTACTAAATGTTAATCTATCTGTAATCTTCCAAGTAAACCAAAGACTATTGGATATGATTGGAGAGCTACCAAACTTGTCTATGTGCTTACCTATACCAAATTCATTGCTCAACTTCATGGTGTTAGTATGAATAAATTTATACCCTACTCCAAACTCAGTGCTAATTGAGTATGGATCAGACCTAAGATTATCATACTCCCCTCTGGCACCAGCTTGTAAATAATACGTATCAGCTAGTTTATAATCTAACTTTACTCCAAAATCCGCATTAGTATGAATTGGAACGTTCTGAAAATTCTTATACAGAAAATCCCCGGTGTAATGTTGCTGCCAGGTATCCTCTACCCCATCATATTGGAACGTACCGTTTACAACAGTACCCGATCCTTGAATGATAGACCCGTTTATACCTGATTGAAACGATTCTCTAGCGCAAGCCGAGGCAGAGGTAAAAAGAAGAATACAACTTAAAATGTAGGTAGGTATTAAAAAATTCATCTAGTATTTATAATACCTCACACTACATTAAATTGCACCTTTACTAAGACCTGCTCGGGTCATGGCTTCAGTTGCTAATGCTGCTTTCGCTTTAACTTTTTCTAATTTGTCCTTGGCTGCTTGAATTTCTTCGTCAGTAACATCTTTTTTATTTTTAAGAGTGCTAAGATTTGCTTTAGCTAAAGTCAAATTTCGTTGCTGACAGACGTATTCGACCTGGACAGATAATATTCTAGACATATCAATTCCTTGTGTAAATCAATGCATTCTCTCTAGCGGTGGTAACTGTAGACCTCAAGCCTTTCAGCGTCATCTAAAATACATGGGCAAACTTGCGTTAACCTGTGTACCCTATCAGCATACTCAACCATCACCGATCCTTCCATCCACTACTCGACCTAGAGAGACTTTCGTGCTGCTAACGACTGTTTGCACCAAACAGTAAGGCCCTGTGGTTTGAACCACTCCACTTCTCTTCGTGCGGGCCACACTATCCTCTGGTTAGGAGGAACGTTCTAATAAATTTGAGAGTACCATCATACCCGTTTAAGAGCATTATTGCTCCCTGCTGTTTGCCGGCCACCACAGCCATTTGGTTCACAGCAGATTGGATTACCCACGATGGTCTGGTTGCTGGTTAAGCACCTCGCTATCGGACTCTCAAAACCTTTACTTGACCGAAATCACTGAATCTTTACGAAAACTACGCCATGCGTTCTTTTCAAGATCCCAAACTGACATAATATCAGTATTAATCTTTCGCACCTTTTCAGTAGGCTTCTCACTATCCTTTACGGGAGGGAGTTTGCTTTCCTGAAGGGTGCAACGTAACTTGCGTTCGGTTCCGTCGCTCTTCGTGAAAGTGACAATACACTCACCCTCATGAAGATCCTTCTTCAACTTCTCAAAATCAATACTAGACATTTCTAATCTCTGTTCAATCAACATAAGAGTAAGTATATACGGATCCTAAGCGAAAGTCAACCTAAATTTAGGATTCATCTAAGTCTTTGATAACGTTCAAAAACTTCAAGCTTTTTACAAACTTACAACGGTTCTGACTCCCTGTGTTTTCGCCACAAGTTTTATTCCCCGGTTCCGCCCGTTCATTGGATGTTTATAGTGCCCAACAGGACCTCGTTTCCTTTTCACACTGCTAAAAACAAAAAACCCCGGGAGTGTTAATCTCGGGGTTAGATAAAAAAAATATTATGATAACTTTTAACTACTCCCGAACATACCCCTTGTTTGATTCACCTTGACTATTTGAATAGGTAGGTATATCAAAACCCAAGCAGGCTTGGGTGCGCCATGCGTGTATATGTAATGATATGCTAGTTGAGTTCATCATAGTAAGATTATTTATCCCTCATTCAAATAAAGTGATCAGCCTGGTGGCGCAATCTTACCAACTGCGTTGATTACGCCAGCAATCTTCACAATGTCCACCAATTCAGAATTGGTTGTGCCTGCGTCCAATAACAGGGAAGTGAATGCATCACCAACCTGCAGTGAATTACTGACAATACTAGCACACAACCCATACATTTGAAATTTCTTTGCCGTAATACCAGCTGGAGTTAGCAAATCAAGTGCAGGCAAATTAAGAGTATCTAAATCTAATACGGGTGCTGTTAACAAGCAGCTATTGTACAAACTGACAATTGGGGCCGCAGTTTTTGCCGCTTCACACTCCGGGGTGTTGACTAAGACTTCACTGCTTTGAATTAGATACGCCAAAGCACCATTACCTGCACTTAGTGCCGCAGTTAAAGCGCAAGCATGAGCATCTACTTTATCTAAACTACTGTGATTGATAAATGTGTCGAGATACATCCCAATATCTTTGGAATGATCTGGAATGCTGTTCTTTATTATGTCTACCCAATTCATCGTGCGCTATCTCCTATTTGTTTATATCCAACCCAAGTTGGATGAATATTATCTTTTTGAACGTGTGTTATTGGAAGTACCACATCACCGTTCAATCGGGCAATGCGGTCTACGATTCTTTGTATCTCTTCAATAGAGACCCCGCTTTTGGGATTATTATCATGAGGTAGAATCCAATATACACGTTTACCTTTAACACGTTTACGTATCTTAACCAATTCTGTTTCTGTGTGAACGTATTTGTAATCATTTGATCCTAAACTAATTACGACTACTTCAGCAGAAAGGTCTTGCTTGAGCCACATCTTGTTCCATTGCCAACTATTAATGCCATCTTTAGCGTAGGCAACACACTCGGGTCTAACATTGTGTGTGCCTACGGCAATACTATCTCCGAGTATGAGACATTCAAGCACTACAGCGTAGCCCCACCAACCTCACGATTGCAAGCACAAAGTTCGCCTGTCTGAAGTGCGTCTAACACGCGGACCGCTTCATTTGGATTACGACCAACACTCAGATTGTTTACAGTAACGTGCTGAATAACATTGTTAGGGTCAACAATGAATGTGGCGCGTAAGCTGGCGCCAGCTGGCGCATAGAATGTACCCAACTGATTGATCAAACTATTCTCATCACGGGCAGTATCAGCAAACTGTGTATGAGTAATGTTCTTTAAATCTGGATGAGCATTCTGCCAAGCAATTTTACAGAACTCGTTATCTGTTGAGCCCGTGAGCAACACAGCATTGCGCTTTGTGAATTCTACATTCAATTTGTCAAATGCAACAATTTCTGTGGGGCAAACAAATGTGAAATCTTTTGGATAATAAACGATCACTTTCCATTGCCCATGAAAGCTTGTTTCATCAATCGTAAAAAATGCATCTTCGGGTTGGCCTGGCATAACGCCAGTAACCGCAAACTTTTCTAACTTATCACCAACGGTCTTCATATGTTCTCCTATTTAATATGACATTATAAACTATTTTACGACACAAGTTGTTCTAGTAATACCCAAATAACTATGATTACGGGTACATACACAAAGATTATCCTTTTAATAGATGTGGGTTTATACGGTTTAATCGGTATTTTTTTCATTTGGCTTTTTAGTAAAAGGGTTCTTAAGTTTATTAAGATTCTCAATTTCTTTTTGTCTAGTAAGTGCTTTAGCAACTATTTCTTTCACTAGCTTTAAGCCGCCGCCTTTTTTCTTTAGATTAATCCCCATCAGTATTCTCCACTACTATCCAACCCAACTTAAGCAAGTCCTGTCTTATTTCATCAGTGACTATACCTTCACCAACATAATTTTTAGTTCCAGTCTTATCACCGTTGCCTAATCCTCCACCTATGCCAGAACAATACCAATCAATGTAGTCCCCTTCTTGTCGCATGTCAGCGATAATGCCGCCGGCTGAACGCCAGCTAGCACTCCAAATTTCTCCTTTGAGAATAGGCCAAACATCATTTCTTGTAAAATCATTGTTGCATATGGCTGCATACAGATTTTGTGCATAGGTGTCACTGGTTCGGGCCTTTTTGAGAATCCATCCTGTATTACACAGATCGTACTCCATGTTGTCCTTTTTCCATTCAGTACTGTCCATGTTTTCTTCGTCAAGTTGCCTCAACTTCTTGAAGAAATTAATGTAATCTTCTCTGGGTTCCTCACCCTTATCTTTGCACCGTTTTATATACCGCTCAACCTGAAAGGTATGTCGATTTGGGCTTCTTGATGGCTTGGTCATAATTTATTATGCTATCACATATGGAGGATCATTGCAATCCTTACATTGCCCAACACGTACAATTGCATTCAATTACATTGCTTATTGCATCCGAAACAGTATAAGTTGCGGGTGCGAGAGTACTTGATGTATATCCTGCATTCAACAGAATAGGTATAGTATTTGCTGCTGCTAATCCATTCACTATAGGTAACGGAATATTAGTTCCTACTATAGCTAAATTCTTTGGAGCAGTGTTACTATATGACGCAATTGGCTCAGGCGGTACCGGCTGGTTAGCACTAGTAGATGTGCTGAGCATTAGATTTGCTAACTGTGAGTTAGTTAATCTGTTTGGAATATTATTGGTTAATGGAATACCAACCTCTTGCAATCTTGACTGATTTCTATTTTGTCTCATTGCACCAATTATACTTTGGCCACCAACAGTATTCATATCTGCGATATTCTCTAAAGTTTGTGCAGACATGTTGGGTTGTGTCTCTGTTGACAGAGTAGGAATAGAATCACCAAACACATACAATGCAGTTGGATATACATTCAAACTTGCATCATATGGAATAGGTACAGCGGGAATAGCAGTATATCTAGCGCGTTGCTCTTGTAGAAGAGCAGTACCGGTAGCATTATAGTTAGTATTCAATGTGTTAGTAGCATTAATGTTGTTTGTGCCAGCAGTAGCTATTACACCAATCTCTGCGTTAGCTTGATCAATGTAACCTTGCACGACAGAATCTAGACCGGGCCAAGTGCCAGGAGGTGCTTGTATAGTCGTTATAGTTACGTTTGGATCAACTAACTGAGTACTTGGATTAGTTATAATAAATTCGGTTATCTTACCAAATGTTGTAATATTATTTGGATCAGTACCTATTACTGCGGTAGCTGTCGCTGAAAATCCACCTGATCCCGTAACGGTGACAGTGGGTGCAGGTGTCGAATTTCTACCGTACCCTCCACCTGAATTTATAATTGTAAAGCCAGTCAGAGAGTAACTACCCGCAGTGTCAGTTATAATCGCAGTAGCAGTTGCTTGTTGCCAAGATACTGCCAAATATAGTTGTTGATATATGCCTATTAGCGTTGCAGTCTGTAACTGTTTTATACTATCTTTTATAGCTTGCAATGGATAAGGCAACCCAGACATGCATCCAAAGAAATTTGACATCGTATATGTGCCATTTATTCCTCCACCTAACGCTATATTAGCCAATGCACTCGTTGCTAATTGCGTATCAGTAGGTACATTAGTTCCGCTTATCAACGGTAGATTTACAGTAGTTTCTGTGGAATACACAACCTGCGCAAATTTTTGTAAATCAACTTTATTGATATTGTTGACCTGCTGCATAGTAGCTGCAAATGCACCTGCTACTATAGCTTGATCTTTAGGGAGTATTCCTTGTAAATAAGAGCCGTAACCTCTGAGTGGTGGTTCAAAATTAAGTGCGTCTGACATATTAAACCTTATTAGTTGAGCTAGTAAAAGCGCGCCCTAATCCGCCTCCACCACCTCTGGACACCTTAGTACGAGAAGCAATAGCTGTAGTAACAGGCGTTATTGGGGCGGCAACCGGTCTAGCAACAGACGGGGTAGAAGGTGGAACCACTGGCGAAACTTTGACAGCGACTGCCGGAGCAGTAAGTTGCGGATTTGTTTGTCCTTGTGCGAATAAAGGATAATAGGTCTTACTATTGGTAGGACCGGGCGTTGTATTATAAGAAGGTACGGTTAAAGTAGTATATGATAACGGGAATAGTTTCTTGACGTTTAACAGATCTGCTAATGATTGTAATCCTAAAGTCTTGCATGAAAGTGTGAATAATATTTCTGCGAGTGCCGCACTTCTTATTATCAAGAACGCACTATATAATTGTTGCTCTTGATCTTTATTAGGTGTCACACTTCCATTTGAGATAGATTCAATATCAGTAACAGTTAAACCTGATGACAATAAGGCTAAGTTTAGATTCCGTGTCTGTGCATTATTTTGTGCGATTAACTGTAATAGAGTAGACGGTAATCCAAACTTATTGATCTGTGCTATATTAAGAGCCTTACCTAAGTTGATTAAATCTTGACCAAACTGTTGTAATGACAAGCTTACCCCGGACAATTCGCCAGTGATTAAATCATTTTGATTACTGAAGGTGCCTTGTTGAAAAGTTGTTGAGTTAGCTACAGTATTGATGATTTTGTTAGAGTAATTAACAAAGTTGTGATAAGTTAAAAATGCAGATGTAAAATCTTTATATGAAGGAATAGATGCTACACAAGCAGCAGTACCTGTGCCTGAACCTGCTCCATTAGCAACAAAAGTAACACCAACTGTACTTGAATTTGCGCCCAATGCGACAAAATCCGTTGTTCCTACAAAAGATATACTATACGTTGTTCCTGCAACCAAAGACCCGGCATTAACTACAGTCGCACTATTCCAGTTAAACTCGTTCCAAGCTTGCAGTGCTAGTAGCCTAATGTATCCCCATTGCGTAACGCTATCGTTTGGATTACTAGTATTATACGGTAGCCAAGTAGCACTTTGCTCTTGCTCTACATCGCCTGCAATAGGATAACCGGAAGTTGCTTCGCCTTTCCAAACACCAGACGGATCATCTATAATATAAGTGGGAGGAACAGAGTTACCTAATGCTGGAATAATGTCAGATCCGATTGATATCAGATTGTCATAAGTTGCATTAGACACCTGTACCCCAAGATTCTTGTATGCCGAATTTATAGCGTAAGTTAGCCAATACAGGCAAGTATCATTTACCATACTGCCGGGCATATAAGATGCGTTAGTTGTGCTTGCGCCCATTAAGCCAGCAGCGGTTGGATTTATGGCAAACCCTTGATTTTGCAATAATGAGCTTGCTACATTAACACCCAGCGGACTTTGATTGCCGGTGTCGCTCATGGTACAAACACGGTCTCACTGCCGTCATGAATTTTGTGGCCGCAATCGTTACCTGATCCAATTCTTAATACGGGTAACCCCTCAGCAAATACAGTGGGACTACCTTCTGTTGTTTTGGCAACATGATGTTTATGGCTACCATGATGTGATGTAATTTGACTAGGACCGTGCAGGCCTACAGCAATCCCGTTGCAAAAAACTGTACTTGCACCTTGTTGAATTGCTCCACCTGCGCTATTCTTATCGTTTAATCTGCTAAGTCCTGGCATCCTTTATCCTAATATAACTTTCTTATCAGGTACTTTAATACCTGTAGTAGCCTCAATATATTTGGTTTTAACTGATTCGTCAGTAATACCCCTTAATGCTACACTATTACTATTTAGCTCTATTTCTGAGTGCATTTTGTTAGTGAATAATGAAGGGATAAGCCCAACTCCACCCTGCGAGGGTGCAATAGAAACCGGGTCTACAATGGTTACCTTATCACCATCTACGCTAGCAACCTTAGCTACTAACTCTACTCCACTATTGAGCATAAAAGTATAAATTTCGTTAATCTCAAGTTCCATTTTTTTTCCTTTAATTAAATATTATCCAATTTTTCTTCATAAATTACGATTGTTTATCAAAGTAAGCTTTTAGTTCAGTGAACCCACCAATATATTCTTCACCTAAATAAATCTGTGGAACAGTTCTTGCGTTTGGAATAGATTCAATTAACTGCTCTTTAGTCCAACCTGCACCAATCTTGCGCTCTTCAATCTCAATACCCTTCTGCTTAAGCAATATCTTTGCCCGTTCACAATAGGGGCACATATCTTTACTCCACACTAAAGCTTTCATATTCTGTTTCCTTGTTTTGTATTTACAGTTCAGGTAGCTCGTCGTAATTTAATACTTCTGACATTACACCAATCACGTAATTCGTGCTTTCTGATTCCTGTAGGGCTGTTTGTTTATTAGCCGTATTTGTATGCTTGTTGAACCACGGAATGGGCGTAGTCTTTGGTGCAGGGCTAAGATACTTGATCCCAATTTCTTTCAGTGCGCCCGTTGCCGTAAAATCAACAAAATCTTTTAGAATATTCGCATTGAGCCCAATTACCGGGCCCTTGTTAAACAAGTAATCTGCCCATTCCTTCTCTTCTTTGATAACGTCCATATAAAGTTGATAGACTTCTTGCTCAGCTTCTTGTTTTATCTGCGCGAACCTGCTATCTTCTTTAATGACTTGATTAATAATGTAAGCAGTCCAGCCTTTATGTAGAAGCTCATCTTGGAGAATTAAACTAATAATGTTGCCATTACCAATAAAGATGCGATTCTCAACCATTGCTAAACTAGTAGCAAATGATACCATAAAGCGGAATGCTTCCAAAGCGTAACTAGCGTGCAATGCCATCCAAATTGCCTTAATATGTTCTTTTTCAGATACATTCAAGCCCAATTCTTTCTTGCAGTTAATCTTGTGTAATAAATCGTAATAGTTACCAACACTACTTGCCATATCAATGATAGGCTGAGTATCGTGAATTGTGTTAAACACATCTTTTGGCACATTATAGATGTTGCGAATAATGTGACTATAACTCTTACTATGTATATTCGTTTCAAACATTGACCATATTAATACCAATGATTCTAACTCAGGTAACGAAACCACCGGGCTAAAAACTTGCACAGGTGCTCTGCCCTGTAAACTATCTAATGCAGTTTGTCTTAGCAAATTGCTAGTAAAGATATGTTTAATTGCATCACTTGCATCTTTAAAGTCATTACCGTCTTTAGTTAGGCTAATTTCTTCAGGCACCCAAAAAAATCCACGCTGTTGTTCTTCAAACTTAGCAATCTTTGGATACTTATATTCTTCAAATCTTTGGACCGTAACCGGTCCTGCCGGATCTAAAAACATAGTGCGTGACAAATAATTGGTTTGTTTTGAAAGATCGTATTGTTGTTTGCCCATTGTGTTTTTCCTTACAGTTATCAAAGTGCTATCTTGGTAGAATTTTCCAAAAGGAAGATGTTTAATATAATAAACAAGAAGGGATAGTATTCATTATAATTTACATTCTACAATTTACAGCTTTCGCAGGAATCCTCATCATCAAAATCAATTACTTCCATTGGCATATCTGGTGCTATTTCTGCTGCCATTTTACTTCCTTGTTTATCAATAAGTGAGTAGTAAAAAGTTTTTAGGCCATAGTGATGACCAAGCATCAAATTCTTAGCAATCAATGTAGATGGCACTTTGCGATCTGTAAAATGCTTTGGCGAATAAAATGTATTGGTGCTGATACTCTGATCTACGTAAGCAGCCAATACTGCTGCGGTCTTGATGTAGGGCAGACAATCCTTTTGATCCCACATTAATTGATACTTATGCTTCAACTTATGATATTCGGGAACAACTTGAGTAAGAGAACCGGCTTTGCTTTCTTTAACAGAAATCAAACTCATTGGCATCTCAATTCCATTTGTACTATTGATAACTACACTACTACTTTCAACTGGTGCAATTGCCATCAATGTTGCATTTCTAACACCATATTGTTTCATATCAGTACGCAGTGCTTCCCAATCTAACTCTGGCTCAAAGTTTGCCAATTCATTAACTCCCTTTGCTCTTAACTCCCAAGGAAAGATACCTTGACCGTATCTAGTTTTGGCACTGTCTAAGCATGAACCTCGTTCTTTAGCAAGTTCTACTGCTGCTTCGGTAAGATAGAATGCTTGATGTTCCATCCAAACTTTAACATCTTGCAGTGAATCTTTTTCACCATACTTGTATCCTCGCTTAGCATGCCAATAAGCAAGATTAGTGACTCCAATGCCCAATGGACGAATCTCATCGTTGCTTAGTTTAGACTGGATAGAAAGAAAGTCTTGGTAATCCAGTATATTGTTAAGACTACGCTGTAGAATTCTACAGGCTCTACGCATATCTTCTGGATTTCTGAATGCTCCCCAATTGATGCTACCTAATGTGCATAAGGATATACGGCCGGTGTCATCGTCTAAACGCTTGAAGGGCCGTGAAGGCAAAACTATTTCTGCACAAAGGTTACTTTGATAAATTGGATGTGTGACAGGATCAAATGAACCCTGTCTCTGTACATTATCAGTAAACATTAGATAAATGCGACCGGTATCTGTTCTTTCCTTTAAAATACCGGACTTGAACACTTCTTCAGCACTCATGACCTTTTTACGCAAATCCTTGCGCTTTTCATATTTTACATACAACTCTTCAAATTTATCAATACTACTGTAGAAGGCTTCATATAAGTCCGGAACTTCGTTGGGGTCAAAGAAAGTGATGTTTTCTTTATTTTTAAATCTGCGCCAAAAGAACGCACTCATTACTACTGCATAGTCCAAGTGTCTTACTCTAGTTTCTTCTGTACCTTGATTATTCTTTAATACAATCAAATCGTCAAAC